TATTTTTATAGATTGAAAATTCGCATACCTTATATGCAATATCTTCTCTAGAATCGTAACCGATATAAACAGGTAAAAAATCAAAATTCATTTAACATTCTCCAGGCTGCGCCATTTTTTAATTCATCAATGTGATATTGTCCGTAGGCTAAATGGCAAGCCCATGCATATACTTTATCTTTGTCGGGATAGTACGGAGTTTCGATTTGACTCAAATCTTGTGATGCAACAGGAGAAGCTGCATGTGTAGGTGCTAGCGTAAATGCAGGATATCCGTATAAAATTGCTTCGGTTGCTGAATTTGAATTATATGTAACTAACGCATGAACATCGTCATCAAGTGCTTCTTTTAACGTATTTGTAAGTACACGATCTGTTCTGCTTTTAACTCGTTGGCGTACAACAATTTCTCTATCTGTATATTGTTTAAGAGTATAGATAGTATCGTTGATCCATTCTTCTAAATCAATATTATAAAACTTACAAGGTTTTTCATCAGGGGCTGCAATAAGAATTTTTTTGCCGCCTTTTTTCCAATTGTGAATAGGAATTCCTAATTTTCTAAATCTATCGTCTGGCCTTTGAATTATAGTATTTCCGTGTTGTATATCGTTTTTAACAATCCTATGCCAATATTTCCAACCCATGGGATTTAATGCACTTTTTTGATTACCCATATATCCGGTATCCATAAAATAAAAATCTCTATTATCAAACCAACAACGTTGCATGATTTTTTTCTTAAGAATACCTCTAAGGACAATGGGGTCTCTGCTGTGCTCATATATAAAATCATCTGTGTTTATCACTCGACCATTAGCGCCAAGTGCAAACATGTTGATATATTCATCTTGTCCGTCTTTACTAAGAAAGATCCAATTGGTCATCTGTTTCATTGTCTTTCTATATCATCTTCAATGCATTGTTCACCGTATTGAATTTCAACAACTTTCACAGGAACATCAAACGGATTAGTAAGTTGATGCCACTCGTTAACTGGTACTTTGTACTCAACGTGCTTTCTTAAATGAACGCTAGGCATAGCGTAACCGCTGTTCATTAGTCTGTTTACTTCTGCTTCACCGTCGCTGACTATCCAGTATTCTGCTCTTAATTTATGTCGTTGCATACTTAATTTTTTTCCAGGATCAACGGTTAGTTCTTTTACTTTCATTCCTGGTACTTCGTGCAAGACACGATAATATCCCCACGGACGTTCGGTCTTTGGTGCTTTCCATTCTTGTAAAATCCATGAGCTAGAATTCATCTTATGTTCGCCGCCAACTCCAAATACAAATTCTAAATTATCGTCTTTAATATCCATTTCGGGAATATTAGCATTTGTTCTATCACCGCCGTTAGCAAATATAATTTTATCGTTGGGATAAATTTCACGAACTTTTCTAATAGCATCTTTAGCTGAACCGTCGTCGTCGTTAAAATTAATAACTCGAGATACATTTGTTAAAGCGCCTAATATGCTTGAACGTTCTTCCCAAGGCATAAATTCTTGACCTTTTTTTCTTCTTAACCATGCATCGGAATTTGCACCAACAACTAGAACATCACCTAATTTTTTAGCTTCATTAATATAAGCAATATGGCCAGAATGAATAGGATCAAATCCTCCAGTAACTAACACTATATTTTTCATTTTAGTCCTTTCAAAATAGTTTCTAGTAATAGTAAATCGTTGTCATTAACAAAATGATTGTTTCCAATATAAACACCAACATCGTGTAATATGTCGGCATTATGAGGGCTGTCTGTTTCAATATTATATTTTTTTAAAAATGGATGTTTTAATAAATTTCCACTTACTACAGGCCGATATTCGATGCCGTGTTTTTTAAATTCGTCTAATAGTGTTATATATGTTTCTTTACTTTTACAAATAAAAGGAAAACAGAAACTACTATTAGTTTCATCTTCTTTAGGAAAAAAGAATTTATCAGGATATTGTTTAATAATTTTTAAATATTTTTTAAAATTTTCTTTACGGATATGAATCATGCTATCCAATCTTTTTAGTTGTGACATACCTAAAATTGCAGGTAACTCATGATTTCTAAAATTATATCCGTCTGTCATAAACAGAAAACTAGGAGGCAAGTTTGGATATTCATCTTGATATTTTTTAAAATATTCGGGAGATCCTTCTCTAGCTAGACCGTGACTTCTTTTTAATCTCATCAATTCATATAATTCTTGATTGTTTGTGGAAATCATTCCTCCCTCAACGGTAGTCATGTGATGGCCGAAATAAAAGCTAAAAGTTGCCCCTAAAGAATCTGAACCTCTTTTTTTGTTATTAGGATCGCAAACACCGTGTGATTCGCAAATGTCTTCTAGTATGAGCGCATCTGGAAATATTTCTTTGTATTTTTCTATTTCAGCATCTAAGCCCAACAGATGTGTGACAAATATTATTTTAATGTCTTTATGTTTATTTTTTAATTTTTTTAACTTTTCAACATCGTAACTAAAAGTTGATAAATCAATATCTGCAAAGATTGGTTTAAATCCAGTTTGAATTACTGGGGCAACGTTTGTGACCCATGTACACGCAGGAACTAAAACTTTATCCCCGTCTTTAAAATTATATAACTCTTTAATAGCAGATAATAATAATAAATTTGCTGTGCTGCCAGACGAAACAAATAAAGAATATTTAGAACCTAACCATTCATTCCACTGAGCCTCAAATAATTTTACTTTTTCTCCGTTAGTGAATTTTTTTGAAGTTAAAATGAACTTGATCATTTTAAATTTGTCTGGCCAAGTAATTGTATCTTTCATTAAAGGCCATTTTAGTATTGGTGGTTTATTGATCATGGTAACAAATTGCCGTATGGTTTATATAAATTTCCGAGTAGCCGCGAAGATGAAATTCTTCGCAAATAATTGAAGTATCGCAATCAAATTTTTTAAATCTTTCATTAAACCAGCCGTACCGTGCACCGTCCTGAAATGGTTTTGCATCAAATAAGCATACTCCGTTACATGTTGAATAATATTTTCCAAAAGGAGTAATATCCCAATCTTTATGTAATTTTCCTCTGTCTTCGTCGGCGTGTCTTCGTGTAGCCCAAACATCATATAATTTTCCGTTTGTTCCTTTTGAAACCATTGATACAATATCAACTTTTGTTAAATTATATGTTTCTTGAAAATTTAAAATTTTTTCAACATCTTGTAGATCAAATCTCATATCGGATTCAATATCTAATATATGATCTACATTGTTAAGAAAATTTTTTGCTTCGATTGCTTTATTTCTTGCTGCTGCTAAATTTTTTACACGCTGTTCATCTTTAACAGAATGAAAAAATTCTGTTCCTATATTTTCGCAGATAATAGAAAAATCTTTAGCGAAGGACCAATCTAAATTATTCAATTTAATTTTGGTATCATCAGTTGAATCGTTTTCATACAAAGAAATATAAAAATTATAATTAGGAAAATGCTCAACTATTGATTTTATTTGAGAATAATATTGTTCTATTTTTTGACTAGAATTTCTAAAAATAGTGTATATCAAAATGTTTTTCATGAACTATTTATAAAATAAATATTTGGCATTTTAAGGATTAGAATATGTGGGTATTAGCAAGTCGCGGAAGACCAAAGAACCTAAAACGGTTTATTAAATGCTGGAAAGAAACTAAAGGATCAACTCCAGTTTATATTAGATTAGATGAATGCGATCCAGAAATTGAAAATTATAAAAAATTAAATTATCCAAAAGAATTTCATGTTGTAATAGAATCTCGAGCCAGGTTAGGACGGGCAATGAACGAGATGGTTGAAAGGTATCCAAACGAACCGTGGTATGGATTACTAGCAGACGATTTAATCCCACAAACTCAAAATTGGGATCAAAAACTTGTAATTGCTGCTTCTAATAATTTTATATCTCAATGTAATGATTTAACAAGAAAGCCACAAAACTGCTGTCATCCTTGTATAGGGGGAGATTTGATAAGAAAAATTGGATGGTTTGCTTTACCTGTATGCACCCATTATTGTGTTGAACTTCCTTGGAAAGAGCTTACTAAAAGAAATCCAGAAATTTTAAAATATCTTTCAGATGTAGTTGTTGAACATGCGCATTATCGATTTGACAAAGCTGAATTGGACAACACATACAAAGAGTTAAAAACTTTAAAACATCCTGACCACGAAATTTGGGATCAATGGAAATTACAACATCTTGACGAATTTTGTATCAAGGCGTTGAGCTAAAAAACAACTCAATATTTCTATCTTTATTATTGATGTTGTTAACTTGTTTTAATAATTCTAAATCAATTCCTAGACTAGACGCTTCTGTTTGAATAGCACTAATATCTTTTGGAAAGCATATGCCACCCCAACCAAATTTTCCATCTGGTCCGGGAACATTTAAATGTGTATAACCAATTCGATCATCATAAATGGTTAGATCTTTTAACGATTCAAAACTTACATTCTCTGCCTTTGCTAACTTATAAAATTCATTCATAAATGTTACCTTAGTGGCAAGGTACGCATTCATCATATACTTGTATAAGGCAGCAGACTTAATATCAGTAACTAAAAATTGCCTGTGGACTAGAGGAACACCTGATCGAATAACATCTCTAGCAGTAACACATAATTCTCCGTTACCGCCTAGAATAAAATATCTACTATTTTGATAATCGGCGCTAGCATTAGCCGCAGTTAAAAATTCTGGGCAATGAATTATTGAAGGATATTCTTTTAAAAGTTGATTGTATATGCTAGGAGTTGCTGTCGATTTGCATATTAACGGTATTTTTTCGCTAATGCCTGCATTATATAATTCTTTTAAAACCTGTTCAAGAATAGAGGCATCACAACTACCATTGTCTAAAGCTGGAGTTGGAACACAAATAAAGATTCCGTCGCAATCTAAGAATTTTTCATAGTCGGCACTATCTTCAAATTTTGGATCTCGAACTACTCTTTCATCATTACGATGTGCCCAATAAATTGCTTCTCCAACAAAACCTAGACCAATAATTCCTATTTTCATAGAGTAGCATCTTCCAGGCCAGCTGTTCTTAATTTAACAATGTTAGATAATTGCCATTGCTTGATGTCAAGACCTTTAATGATACCTAACCATTTGTTACGTAGCAAAGCAAAGTCATTGATAATTTTTTCAAAGTCTACAACGTCGGCTTCGCCCTCTACAAATTTTTCACAATCTCTAGAGGACAAAGCACGTTGATAGTTTTCAAGGTACTTACGAAAATGTTGACTTCGAAGTCTACGAAGTTCAATATTAAGATATTCGAGAATTGCTTCAATTTCTTGAAGCTGATTGAATCGATTTTCAACAATGCCGGGCATACTGGCAGCGGCCTTTTCAATATTTCCCGCTATGCGAGCATCATTCTTTGCTGCCAATAATTCAGCCTCATAGTATGC